AAACGGCCTCAAGGGCGTGGCGAGCGAGGCCCAGATCAGCGCCCTGATTGCCGCCATTGACACCAACGGCGACGGCCAACTCAGCCAACTGGAGCTGCTGACCCAAGCCACTGGCAACGTGGATGACAACACCAGCGACAGCTACAAAGCCAACGAAAAACAGGTTAGCGAACTTAAAAAACTGGTGTCCGAGACCATCATCAACTCCAGCCGCATCATTGACCTCAATGCCACTATGCTGGACCTGAATGTGTCGCTCAAAGCGGTGGCCGACGAAAGCCGCAAGGCCGCTCAATTAAGTGCTGCCGAAACCCGCTTGTCTGGCATTGCCGAGCAACGCAAGGGTGTGCTGGCCGGCATTGACGCCGGCATTGGCGACATTGGCCAACTGGCCAAAAGCTACGGCCTGCAGCTGCAAAACGCCGCTGGGGGCGCCGCCAGCTTTAGCACCGCCAGCGGGTCGTTCATCAGCGACTACGCCCAAATCTACGGCAACTCAGCCAACTTCCAGCCGTTCAAAAACGAGTTTTACACTGCTGGCGGTGTCTACGACCGCACCTACGGCCAATCAGATCAGCTCAACACCCTCAACGCCAGCCTGGAGGCGCAGCGCGCCATCATCCGCAGCCTGGGCGGCGTGCCCAAGTTTGCCACTGGCACCAACCTGATCCCGCAAGACATGCTGGCCCTGCTGCACAAAGGCGAGGCGGTGGTGCCGGCCGCCTACAACCCGGCTGCCATGCCCAACTGGGTTGAGTATGGGCGCGGTGGCACTGAAGTGCTGTGCGCCGAAATCAAGGCGCTGCGCGACGAGGTAACTCAGCTGCGCGCCGAGTCGCGCGCCGGTGACCAGGCCATTGCCAGCGCCACCGCCAAGACCGCCAAAATTTTGGAGCGCGTCACCCCTGACGGCAACAGCTTCCAAACAGTGGCGGCCACATGATGAAAGTTATCAAGCCCATCGACGTGACCGATGCCGTGCTGATCAGCAGCACCGCACCAGAAGCCGACTATGCCGCCTGGGCAGCAAGCACCGCCTACAGTGTTGGCGACCGCGTGATTCGCACCGCCACGCATCGCATTTACCAGCGCCTGGCGGCCGGCACCACCGCCACCGCGCCTGAGCTTGACCCTGCCAACTGGCTCTACTTGGCGCCCACCAATCGGTGGGCCATGTTTGACGCCGAAATTAGCACCCAGACCAGCTTGGCCAGCCCTTTGACCGTGGTGCTCAAACCCGGCTTGGCCAATGGTTTGGCCTTGTTTGGCCTAGCCGGCACCACGTTGGCCGTCACTGTGCGCGACGGCTTGAGCGGGCCAGTGGTGTACAGCCGCAGCATCAGTCTGGACGGCACCATTGTGGCCGACTGGTACCAATACTTTTTTGAGCCCTATGTGCAGCGCTCGGATGTAGTCCTGACTGATTTGCCGCCCTATGGCAATGCCCATATCACCATCGCCATCAGTGGCGGCGGCACTGTGGCGTGCGGCATTGTGGCAGTTGGCACGGTATACACCCTGGGCGATACCCAGCAGGGCGCCAGCGTCAGCATCGTTGACTACAGCCGCAAAGAGACCGACGCCTTTGGTGTGACCAGCTTTGTGCAACGCGCCTACAGCAAACGCATGAGCCTCAAGCTGCTGCTGGCCAATGCTCAGCTCAATAAAACCCAGCGCGTGCTGGCCGATCTGCGCGCCAGCCCCTGCGCCTGGCTTGGCACCGAGGCGGCCGGCTACGAGCCATTGAGCGTGTACGGCTTTTACAAAGACTTTTCAATCGACATCGCTTATCCAGCGCTGTCTTATTGCTCGCTCGAAATCGAGGGCCTCACATGACCACCATCACCAGCCTACCCACCCCACCCAGCCGGTCGGACAGCGTTAACTTTGCGGCGCGAGGCGACGCCTTCTTGGCTGCGCTACCAACCTTTGCCACTGAGGCCAATGCCCTGGCGAGCGAAACCAACGCCGCCGCCGTCAGCGCCGCCAGCGCCGCCAACGCCGCCCAGGTCGACCGCGTGGCCGCCGCCGCTGCAGCCGCAGCCGTGGCTGCACAAAGCCCGGTCAGCAACGCCGCAGCCGCTGCTGCCAGCGCAACGGCTGCTGCCGTTTACGCGTCGCAGGCCCAAGCCACCAACCCCGACAGCCCGATCCGCCTTAACCCGCGCGAGATCAGCGCCAACATCAGCATTGGCAGCGACTACAACGCCGCCAGCACTGGCCCCCTCACCATTAGCGACGGCATCACCGTCACCGTCAGCAACAACGCCACCTGGAGCATCACATGAGCACACTAGTCATCCGCACCGTCCAAACGCCTGACGGCTCGCCCGTCAGCTTCCCCAACGGCATCCGCATCGGCAGCGCCACCGGCGCCGGTACCGTCAACCATATTGGCACACCGGGCCAGCAAGGCTTTGGCGTGGGCATTGCGCCCATGCTGCCTACCAACTTTGCCAAGCTGTACGGCACGGACGACCCGGCCTCTGACGCCTATGGCAACTACCAGTTTACTGACGGCTCGGTGATGGTCTACATCCCAGCGTTTTTTTACAAATACGGCACCGGCGCCAACGGCTTTGCGCTGAACGTGGTCGACATCAAAGCGCTTGGCTACTTTGCCGACGTGGCCACTGCCAACGCTGCCGGCTACGCCCTGCACCGCGCGTTTTACAACGGCGGCACCATCCGCCCTGGCGTGTTTGTGGATAAATACTTTTGCAGCAACAACAACGGCACCGCCAGCAGCCTCAAAAACGGCGTGCCACTGGCCAGCGCCCAACGCGGCAGCATTGCCAGCACTGCGTTTGCCACGCTTACCGGCGCTCCTGCCAATGCCTTTTACGGCAGCATTGCCGCCGCCAAAACGCGCGGCAGCAGCTTCCACGTCATGAGCCGCTTTGTCAAAGCCGCGCTGGCCCTGCTGGCCAACGCCCACGCCAGTGCAGCCAGCGGCACCACCTACTGCGCCTGGTGGTCAGCCGGCAGCACCAATTTTCCCAAGGGCAACAACAACAACGCGCTGGGCGACACCAACGACGCGTCAATAGCGTACCTGGACGACGGCACCGCCACCAACTGCGGCAAAACCGGCAGCGCCAACTTCTTTGCCAAAACCACCCACAACGGCCAAAACTGCGGCGTGGCCGATGTGCAAGGCACGCTGTGGAGCATTGAGCCCTTTGGCATTACCAGCAACGGCACCAACTTTTACTTGCTCAACACCGCTGCCGACGTCAACGCTATGACCGGCGGCAACACCCTGGCCACCGACGCCTGGGGCGCCACCGGCCTGGCCGCGCTGTACACCAGCCTCGGTGCCAGCTACGAGTCACTGACCAACGCCGCCAGCAACAAAGTGTTTGGCTCAGCCAGCCAAGTGCTGAGCGCCGCCACCAGCGGCTCGGCCTGGGGCTTTGCCGGCGCCGGCTTGCCGCTGCTGGCCGGCGTAGGCGGCAGCAACCAGTTTGGCAATGATTATTTTTACGATGCGCGCACCAATGAGCTCTGTGCGATCTCTGGCGGCTCCTGGGGCGACGGCAGCGTTGCCGGTGTCTGGGCGTTCAGCTCGGCCTACGCCCGCTCGTCCTCGTACTACGGCTCTGGCTTTCGCTCCGCCTCGTACTTGTGATGGCCCTGAGCGATAGCGATTAGGCCCAGTCACCATGGCACAACATCAATCCATCCATGCCGAGGCCGGCTTGCACCGCAAGCTGGTGTTGTTTGCGGTGCAGCTGGAGGGGTATTTGGCGCACTTTCCAAACTGCCACAAATACACCCTGACGCAGGCCATCCGCCAGGCGTTTGTGGATGTGTACAACCTGGTGACTGAGGCGCAAAAGCGCTATCACAAAAAAACCGCGCTAACCCAGCTTGATGTACGCCACGAGCAGCTGCGCATGCTGCTAAATTTGGCGCATGAGCTAGGCTTGTTTGGCTTTAGCGCTGGCCGCAAAGACGCGCAAGCACCAGCGGACCACCGCCACCTGGTCATTAACCGCATGGTGGATGAATTGGGCCGCATGATTGGCGGCTGGTTGAATACCGAGGTGCACGGCCGCCCTGACGCCGTGCCCTCAGAAATTAAAGGCCAACCGGCCTTTGATGCGGTGGGGGCTTGACATGCTCTGTGCGATCTCTGGCGGCAACTGGAACAACGGCAGCAATGCCGGTGTCTGGGCGTTCAACTCGAACAACGCCCGCTCGAACTCGAACAACAACTATGGCTTTCGCTCCGACCCTTTGCCTGCAAAACCGCCTTGTGCAGCGCTTGCTGAGTGGCAAAGAGGGAGCCCCTGTCGTGCCTGGTGGCGAAATCTGGTGCTCAATCACCCTTTGGTAGCGCTTGCAGCCCGTGTTGGCAGCCGCGCGAAAATTGGTGCCGAGTCATGCGTGAACAGCCGCGCTTTATGAAACGCGCCGGCCAACTTTACCCGCGCATTTGCAGCACCGAGGCGCTGTTGGCCGCCTACCATGCTGCCAGCAAAAACAAGCGCAACCACCGCGCCTGCTTTGAATTCGGCCGCAACTTGGGCAGCAACCTGGCGGCTTTGCAGCAAGAGCTGAGCAGCGGTACCTACCAGCCCATGCCTTGCAACCGCTTCTGGGTGGTGGATGGCCGCAAACCGCGCCTGATCGAGGCGCCGGCTTTCCGCGACATGGTGGTGCAGCATGCCGCTTACGCGGTGATCTCGCCTTTGTTGGAGGCGCGCTACATTGCCACCAACTTTGCCTGCCGCCCCGGTTTTGGCACCCACAAAGCCGCCGACTGGCTGCAGGCGGTGATCCGCCGCGCGCCGCGCACCGCCTGGCTGCTGCACATTGATGTGCGCAAGTTTTTTTACAGCATAGACCGCACCGTGCTGCAAGCCCTGTTAGCGCGCGTCATCAAATGCCCAGCCATGCTGGCCATGCTGCACGCCTTTGCCCAGCGCCCCGAGCCCACCGGCGTGCCCATTGGCAATTTGCTCAGCCAGACCTTTGCCAATTTGTACCTTGGCAGCCTGGACCAGTATTGCAAGCGCAGCCTGCGCATTGCGCACTATGGCCGCTACATGGACGATAGCATCATGCTCGCCCCCAGCCGCGCCACCGGCCTAGATTGGCTGCAGCGCATCCGCCAGCACCTGCTGCTAATTGGCCTTGAAATTAGCCACTACAGCCTGCAGCCGCTGCGCCGGGGCGCTAATTTTTGCGGCTTTCGAACCTGGGCGCGCGGCCGCTTTGTGCGCCCGCGTCTGATCAGCGTTCTGCGTGCCGACGCCAGGCACAGCCGCCTAAACGCCATCGTTTCGCGTCTTGGCCACGCCAGCCGCACCCGCTCTCTGTTACCCCTGCTCAACTTTTTGAAAGCCCAGCACCATGACCTCTTTGATCGCTTACCGGCCCGTTATCGATGCCATCACCACCCACAGCCTGCGCCTGCCTGAGCCAAAAAACGGCCAACCAGCCGGCCAAGAACTGGCCGCATTGGCAGACGGGCGCGTAGTAGTGGCCTTGTTTGATGGCGCCACATTGCCCACCAACCAGCCCCACGCCATTGCCGCCAGCATCGAGGTATTGCCGTCGCCCTTGCCTGCTGGCTTGCGCGAGGCCATCCGCGCTGCCAGCCCGCATGTCCGCTTAATCAATAGCCGGGTGCAGGCCGCCATTGCCGAGCGCTACAGCACTGCCGACGAAATCAAACTGATTCGCACCGCCCCCAGTGCCGAAGCCGAGGCCTACAACGCCTACGTCGAAGACTGCCGCGCCTGGGGCCGGTCCGAAAAAGCCAAGCTGGGGCTGGCGTGATGAGTACCTTATTGCATGCCCTGCAGCAGCGGCTGCGTTCCAAAACCTACTGGGCCGCCATTGTTGGGGCTCTGCTCTCGGCGGCTGAGGCCAACAGCGGCGTACTCAGCCAATTGCTGCCCGCGCCCGCCCGGCCCTATGCGGTGCTGGCCTGGCCGGCACTTATGCTGGCGCTGCGGGAAATGACCAGCTCAGCATTGGCCGACAAATAGCATGGCTGAACCCATCACCACCGCTACAGCCACCGCCACCACCCTGGCCGCCAGCACCACCATGGCCACCGCCAGCGTGGTGGTGGTGCCCGCGCTGACTGTGTTGGGCGTGGCCACCGGATTGCGGCCGGACATGCTGCTGGCCGGGTTTGCCGGCAGCTTGGTCAGC